GGGGTATTCGCATTGTCACCATGCGGGGTGTGTAGACATCTCGACCGTTATCGTCCTTGACCGGGTTCCCATCATCATCCACCTGGAGTTCCCAAAACTCCTGGTTCATAATTGAGTCAAGCTCATGTCGCTCTGCGATGTCAGTAGCCGCGAGCACAGCAGACTGAATCGAGTGAACAATATCGTCTAACGAATGTTCAGCCATTCTTTAGCCCGTAATTGTCCTTGGCCCAGCCATCACCCTTAAGGCTAAAGCTAGTAAGCGCGGGCTTCTTTTTCATTTGCTTCTGGCACTCGGAACAGTCTGGCCATTTGTCGCCAAACTTCTGAATTACTTCAGCTATTCGGCCACAAGCGTTACATTCGAATATGTAAATCGGCACGCCCTATCACTCACTAAAGTCTGCAGGCACTTCCTTAAGTACGGCCTCGTCTTTCACTTCCGGCGTATTGTCTTTGTTTGCCACGCCATTGGTTGCAACAGCAGCAATAAATTGCTTCATCAAGTCCTTGAGCTCGCTATCGTTTGAGCCAGAACTTTGAGCCTGGATAGCATCAATCAACTCTCTGTTGCTTCCTGAAACATCGACCTTCACATCGACCATGGGCACACCGTTTTGGTAATGCATGTCTTTTTCGTTCTTTGCATCTACGAAGTTTGCAGCAAGCATGACTGACTGCTCTCCACCCTTATTAGGTCTGATGTCGGCCTCATATTCCATGAGAACCCACTCGCCATTTGGTTGAACCAGTTTGATGTGCTTGAGCATCGACTGAATGGTCTTGTCGATTTGCTCACGATAAATATCTTCATCGACATAATTGAGCATTCCTGCGAGACGCCACTCAGCAGTCTTGAGTCGAGTTCGAAACCCAGTAAACTGCTTCTTACCCTTCTTGTCGATAACTCTTGTTGTCATCTCATCATTCAAAATGTCCAGCAATACGTTTGGCTGAACAATGTATTGATCTTCAACTGTTTTGCTGGCAGTTTCCTGCATCATTAACTTGTAAGAGGATACGTTTTTTGCGGCTTGATCAAGCAAGGACATGGTTTATGCTCCTATGAGGTGAAATCTTCTTCAGGTTCAGGAAGGTTATTTGCCTTCGCTTTTTCAACTAAATCCTTAACCTTAGAACTCCGCTTTGGCTTCGGCTTGGATTCGGTTGCTTGTACATCAATAACATTATTTGGCTGTTCTGTGTTGTCCTGTTCGGTAACATTATTTGGTTCGATGATATCAATGTCAATCGCATTTCCAAAGTCAGATTGAATGTCGTGTTGCAGAACGGCTGTAGTCTTCGGTGTAAGCGGAAGGTACTTGCAGATGCGCCGAATGACGGTCTTGCGCCACATTTCCTCTGTGTGCTGTGACCATGGGCCAGAATCAGGGCTGCGAGAGCTCTTTCGGATCTTGTTGATCTGATCCTTTCGCATGACTTCTACTTGGCGTTGTCCGTCCTTGAAAAAGCAGACTGCATAGGCAAGCAGCAAGTTGCCAGGATTGTCGTGGCATTTCTTGTGTCGTAGAACCTCTCCGCTCTCGAGATCAAAGGAATGCTCAAACTCATCGTTATCGTGGACTACTTCTGCTTTAAAGTGAGCCACTTCTCCAGAACGCTTCACAAGGTCCATTAGGCCAGTGTATTCGATCCAAAGCTCTGCATTGTAGCCCTTGCTTTTCTTGTCCCACATTGGAACCAAAGAAGCGCGGTGCAATACTCCACCTGCGACCAAGTCCAGTTCGCACGCTTTAGCCAGTGCCATATAGACAGACGATGGACTGCACTGTACGAGCCGTTCGTTCTTCACGGCCTCAAACATTGCGACACGGATAATCCGATCGACATCGGTTCCCTGTGGGGCAATCTTAATCAAGCTGCCTTTCTTGCCTTCAAGGTACTCATTCAGTTGAGTGACCTTGTCTCTAGTGCTTAGTGCTGTTGTCATTTTGCCTCTGTGATGCGAAGAATTCTGGTGCTTGGTACTTCATTAACAAACTTTTTGTACATGTCTGGATGCTTTTCTCTAAAAGAAATCTTGTCGAATACCTTTCGTGGTTTTCCAACCTTCCAAGTTGCAACACCTGATATTCCAAGTGAGTCACCTATCTTGGCGCGCAAGAGGTTCTCGAGTTCTTTTTTCTTTTGCTCGGCCTCTTTCAATTCCATTCGAGCAGAAATAATCTTTTCGTGAAGGTCTTTTTCGGCTGTAGTGGCAACTCTCAACTCTTCACTCTTGACCCGAGCGTTTAATGATCCGAGCACTTTCATGCATGCGTCTGTTGCGTCTACATCTGGCGGGACCTCTCCATCAACATGCTTCTCCCACCAAGACTCAGCTACATCAAGTATAGACTTTCCAAGATCTTTGTCTCGTTCGATTCTATAGACCCTGAAATCATCAAGACTAAAAAGCGTAGCGATGTCCCAATATTGAGCATCGAATATTTCCATGTAGACACGCATTTGGATCTCTACATCTAGTGGAACGTCTGTTGTTCCAGACTCGCCCCACCCTCGCCTATATCTACGAGTCTTTGCATCCATTCCGAATCGAACACCATTTTGCTCTACAAGCCTATCTGGTGTTCCAAAGATGCGTGGCCGAGATGGGTGCCATGTCAGTCCCTCTTCCCAAAGCGTACACCCTTCCCCTAGGTGGAGCTCATAAAACTCACAGACATACTTTTCCATTACTCGGCCACGCATCAAAATTGCATCGTCATAATCATCAGTATCGTAAAGCCCTGTTTTTTCAGACCAGAGCTTGAATTGGCTTCCCTCGAATGAACCAATTTTTTCTGAAAGTTCTGCTCCAGCCATCATAATGCAAGCGATATCGGTTCCGCCGAGACCTTTCTTGCGCTCTTTAAGCCAAGCATCTCTTTCTTGTTGGTTCATTGGTTCCTCTCTTGTTGGTGAGAGTACTATCTATCACAAAGTGTGTCAAGGAGCCACACCCAAAGATGGACAAATAGTGTCCGCTTCGATATTGTATCAATCAAAGGTGTGTCTAATGATCATCGCTGAGTATCGAAAAAGCTTGCCAGGTCGAAGCACTAGGGTCTCATTTATTCAATGGCTCAATGGCGAGTTGGTTCGTTTCGAAATGAAGATAAGCATTGGATATTTAAGAGACCTTGAGTATGGCCGAAAAACACCTTCACTTCCACTGGCGATTAGCATTGAGCGCGCTACTGGTGGTATTGTTTCTGTAAGAGAATGGCCTGGGCTTTCCCCTCGCCTACGTTTATAATTGGAGTCCCAAATGAGTTTGAAAGATCAAGTAAATGCTATGCGAATCGTTTTGAGTACTAAGGCGTGTCATCATGGGTATGAGATGACACAGGTAGTGCCAGCTTTATACGCATACATTGGGGAGCTTGAAGCGAAACTGGCTGCACCGAAGCCTGCACCGAAGCCTGCACCGAAGCCTGCACCAAAGACTGCACCAAAGACTGCACCAAAGACTGCACCAAAGACTGCACCAGCCAAGAAGAAAGCGCCCGCTAAGAAGAAGTATTAGGCTTCGTGCTTGTCGGAAATAGACAGTAGCAACTCTAATGTTGCTGCCGTCTGTACCTTCTTTACGTGCTCTTGAATTGTTTCATCTACGTAGTCGTGCTTCATAGAGCTAACGACGAAGTCACCATCTTCGTCCGATATTTCTATCGAATCGTCTTCTTTTGAAACTTTCCACTGAACAGGCTTTTGCCATTGTTCACGGATTGCAGCTGGTATTGTCATCTATTCATCCAGTAGGTTTCTTCTTCCAATGCCTCTGTGTGGAATGATAACTGTTTCTGACCAATGATTGATGATATCTCTCATCATTGTTTGGGCGGTTTCGTTCGATTGTGTTGAGAACGCCTTACTCTTCATCACACACAAGTCCCAAAGAAGCTCCACTGTTCTGCACAGTTGGTTGCGGATCGGCTCCGTGATCGACATTGCTACGTAAGGGCTCATCGCAGTCCAAGCGTAGATTTTATCCAGTTGGTCATCATCGAAGATGTATCCATCATCAATGTGGTCCATGATTATTTCTGTAGTCATGCTCTCGGTAAAAACAGAGGTTTCGAAATCAATCCATTGATTAGAAAAATCTCTGTTGATTAGGTAGTCGATTCCAAACCCTTTCACGTTTACGAGATGTCCGTTGTCACAAAACGCCTTCACGCTGTTTGCTTCTGCATACAGATGAAACAATTCACTACCTGGAAAGGCGCGAACACTACTTATTGAACGTTTAGAGCAGATCAAATCTTTGTCTTCTTCGGTAAGGTACTGATCTATGATTTTTTGAATGTCTGCATTTTCTGCTTGTCGCACTTCAGTTTCCTCTACTGTCTTCATTGTCTACTACTACTGCTGGTTTTTCAATTGAAATTACGTTGTCTTTACTGGCTTCGATCCATACATATTTTCGATCGCCATAAACACGTCGTCGAGCGCGTTCAAATCCCAGTTGTCGCATGATATCTCCAACTCTCATCTCAGACGCCCGAGTCATCTGATACTTGTCGAGCTTCAACGCTTGATCCATAAGATCAGTCGTAGATAAGTTGATACCGTTTTGTTTGATGTATCTCTCAATGATTTCGTGCCACGGGTCGAACTGCCTGAAATCAGATGACTGCGAGTCCAACTCTTCTTGAATCTCATCTTTGAGATACCACTTCTCACCATTTTTGTAAGCCACACAGGCTTCAGCCCACAACTGACCCCTGTTGTGTTCCGTCCAGTCAGTATCCATCTTGCCGACTTGAATCGGCCAGTAGCGACGTGAACCGGTCTCATCTGTGATGAACTCAGCCTTGTTGGTGGTTCCACAGAATACTGTGTGCCTCTTCAGCGTCACGGTCTGGCGAGCGTATGGAAGTCGGAAAGTATCTTCTTGTGCAGAAAGGAAAGCCTTGGTGCTGGAGTTTCTCGCCCTACGAATAGAGTCGAGCTCTGCTACCTCGTAGATCCATGCGCGATGAATCTGCATGTAGGCGTTGCTTGATCCAATATCCATTGGTGTGTCGCAGAAGTACTCAGGTGACCCCATGATGCGGAACGTCGTACTTTTACGCGCACCCTGTGGCCCGACAAGGATGAGTACACAATCGGCCTTACAGCCGGGCTCCATGGCTCTTGCGATGCACTGAACAAGCCACCTTCGCCCAATCTCTCTTGTGAGTTTGGTATCTTCCGCCCCACAACCACGGATCAGCCATTCGTCCATGCGTGGGACGCCATCCCAAACCACATCGTTCAGCCAATCTACTAACGGATTCTTGCCGTTCTGTTCTGCAATGAAGTTAGTCGCCTCCACAATAGCGTCAGTGCTGAAATGAACGCTGTATTGACTGTGCATCCAACGCTTGACTCGAGTGTAATCTGTGTCTTTTAAAGGCTTTTCGTCTAAATAAATTGCATTACTAAACTCGTTAAGCCAAATCTTCTTCTTCCAACGCTTGTCCTTCTCCATGATGACAAGCATGTTTGGCACAGTAGGCTTAATCTTCTGGACGCCATCCTTGCTCGTCTGCATCTCCAGATGGCTAATGACCTTAGAATCTATGCCTTGGTCGCCTTTTTGTTCGTGACCCTGTTCAGCCATGGCAAGTAGATCAGAAAGACGTGGTGAGCCAGGTTTGCCGTCTATTACTTCATCTATATCAAGCATCGCTATCTCCCACTAAGTCTTCTAAAGGAATCCTGTAAGAGATTCGATCACCGAGTTGCAATTTAATCGTTGAAGCGTACTCCCTCCCCTTCTCATCTGGGTCAGTGCCAATGTATATTTTAGTTTTTTTAGATATTTTCAACTTCGAAACGATCCCGAAAGAGCCAGATGTCCCCCCCAAAACTGCAATTTTTAGATTTTGGTCCTCGACTTCAGCAGAACATTTCATGAAATCAGTGATGCCTTCGACAAAAAGAACACCATCGATGTCTGCTTCTTCACCACGAATCATCTTGACTGCATAACGATTCGGCATGAAGAGACCTTTCGCTTCGAAACCCTTGGGCCATAGCGTCTTAGGTCCCGCCTTTGGTATTCCAACAGCCCTGCCATGAAGACTGACAAACTCACCATTCTCATTGAACGCCGGGGCGATCACCCGCCACATCGGGCTTCGACCAGCAGGCCACCACACTGGCCACGAAATGTTCTTTCTATCAGGCGTAATGCGAACTACACCAGATTTAGAGAGTGCTTCAAGATTAAGGTGCCTGCTCTTCAAAAACTGAAGTGCCTCGTCATCATGGTCGAGTTCATTCAGTTTTAACGATGACTTCCAAAGATGATGAACTTCATTTCTTGGCGGGCGCTTACCTCGAATACGTTTAGGTGTATCGTTGATTGGTACACCCTGTTCTATTTTGATATCAAACCAAGTCTCTACTCTCTTCTTATTGAAGGAGTCCGCTTCTGAAAACTTAGTGCCACAGAGCCGAACACTGACCATGTCGATACCGGAACCACCAATACCGCATCGATGACACTTCCAACCTTTGTCATCACCTCGAATACCTATCGGCCCACGGGTGTCCTTTGATCCACGGGTAACGGAACCACAGCCTGGACATGGCGCAAATGAATTGTTCTTACGTGACTGTAGGCCAAGTCGGTTTGCTATTTCTGATACTGCTATTTTCTCTGCTTGCTGCAACCACACGGCGAGAGCTCCATCTATACAAATATTGGGGGAAGGGTGATGAGTGTGCCACAGATGTGGGTACGATCATTCTCTCTCAATCTTGTACTTGATCTTCGCGTCCGCAGTGATGAACAGTTGCATAGAAATGCCTTCGTTCTCTCGAGTCCGTTGGGCATATTTCACCAACGTATTGACTGATATCGGGTCTCTATCTCCCTTTAGAGCATGCCATAGATGCGTATGTGATACTCCGAACACGCGACCAACTTCTCGGTATGAGCCTCCGATTTCATTGTATAAAGCTTGTAGTGCTGGGTTGGTGTCGATGATGAACTTGTCACCATGATCATTCTGATTGACTGACATGTGTTGTCTCCTTGTTGGTGTAGTCACAGTAGTTAACGCGCGGCTCCGTGTCAAAGAGGTTATCTATATTTAGAGAGTGCAATGACTAAGCGAATGATATAGACTTTGATACAATAGAATAATCCATTTTTTGGAGTAGGCATGACACTGAAAGTATCTGGTTTTTCGAGCTCCACTGCGACGTACAAACTCGTCAACGATGCTGACTCTGATGAAAACGCAGAGACTAATGTGACTGGCAGTTCTGGAACAATCTACCAAATTGAAATCACTAACGGTGCAGGCACAAACACTTCGTACACTAAGTTTAAGCTTACTTCTGGAACAGTGACCCCTGGAACCACAGAGCCAGATATGATGTTGGTTGCTGGTCCAAGCACATCACAAACCTACGAGTTTCCAAACGGTTTGTCATTTGATCAACTAAGCTTTTGGACTACCATTCTTCCTGCCACGTCAAATGCTGCCGCTCCTAACTCAACAACTGTAACTATTCTCTGCACTTGAGGTTGAAATGGCCGTCACTACAACCACCGCGTCTGGTCCTCTTATCACCACGATTATCACTGATACTGATTCAGACATTACTGTTGAAACAGCTGCCGGTGCCGCTCAATATTTGTACTTTGTTGAAATCACAAATCCGAATACATCGGCTGTATACACTAAGCTTATAACAGCGGCGAGTGGTTCAAGTGCAACGACTCAGCACTACATACAGCTGTACTGCCCTGCAAGCACGACGTGCTATTTCTATATACCAAAGTCTGTAGCTCTTGCTACTGGACTTGAGTTCTATAGTTCCACACTACCTGGCGCCGTTAACAGCCAAATCAGCCCGACGAGTGATGTGACCGTTAAGATTGGAATCACTGCCCAGTAATCAAATCAAGCAGTCTGCCGCTCCATCAACTGCATGCAGTTTCTGGTTCGTCCGGTTTTTACCTTCACCATATCGAATCAATCCTCGTTGGTGAAGATTGTCTGCAGCATCTAAAACAGCATTAAAAACTCTCTTTTTTGTGCCAAGTCCATTGTATAGATCTTCATAGATCGTGCGGATAGTTTCTTCTCCCGGCTCCGAAAGCACGTAAGAAAGAACCACTCCACGCATAGATGATTTTTTTACGGTAGTAGTGAACATGTTGTTTTCTCCTTTGTTGTGGTGTGAGATTATTGATTATGAAAAGCTTCTTCAAAGCCTACAAGGACATCCTGGTCTACCACGACTATGGACCCCTTCTGCTGTTCTGGAACATCTCTGACCTGGCCAACAATCGCGTACTTTGGATGAGCTATGGTGAAGCCGTGGACGGGGGCAACGAGTGGGCCTACTTTCAGTACGCACTGTACTTTGTTGTTGCCTTGGGTATGCTGTTCAGTCTGCCCAACATCCGGTCCTGCGCCCGCTTCGTGGGCGTGTATCTGATGCTGTACGTCTTCTCCACCACCAAGTTCGTCCTGAGCGTGATGGCTGACCCTGAGTTTGCCTTCGGTGACGTTGGCCGAAGTCTTATAGTAACCGCAGTCTACTTTAGCCTGTGGGTTTGGATATACGTTAAAATGCGTGTGGAAGTAATGCATAAGGATCTTCGTGGATAAACCGACCGCCACTGCCGCAATCGTAGCCGCCGTTACAGGCGTGTTCAGTGCGGGTGCGTTTAAGTTCTATGAGTTTTTATCGAGGCAGAAAAGAGAGGTAAAACAGGAAGAGAAGGCCGAGCAAGCCCTGTATCGCGATGATCTCATTAAGAGAGTCGAGAGATTGGAGCAGGAACGGGACGAACACCTTGAACAGATTATTGAGTTGATGACCGAAGTCGCGGGGCTAAAAGTCGAAGTCGGATACGTGAAACGCGAAAATGAAATCCTCAAGCTCAAGATTGATGCCTTGAGGTAAAACTGGGGCGAATGGACTCGAACCACCAACCTCCTGGGTAACAACCAGGCGTTCTGCCAATTGAACTACACCCCAACCTTATTCAATGCTTAAAACGGGATATCTTCGTTACCGTAGTCGGTATTCGCAGCAGGGCGAGATTGCTGTTGGCTTGCTCCACTCTCTACCTTGTTTAAGAACTCAACGTTTTTGGCAATGATCTCCGTAGTCTTGCGAGGTTTGCCTTCCTTGTCCTCCCAAGAGCGTGTGCGGATCTTACCCTCAACAAGCACCTTAGATCCTTTGTCGAGGTATTTCTCGCAGTTCTCGGCCTGCTTACCGAAGACTACAATGTTGTGCCACTGTGTATCGTCTACCCACTCATCTCCTTTCTTCGTTTTATCGTTTGTGGCGATGCTAAAGTTGCATACTTCAGTACCACTGTTTGCTTTACGTATCTCGGGCTTTCGCCCCAGGTTCCCACTGATGATGACACAATTCATGATTGCTCCTCTGTTGATTGAAAAAGATCGAGATCTTCCGATTTGAAGACCTCTTCTTTTCTCTGTTGAAATTTGATTCTCATTTCTTACCCTGCAGCAGATCAGTTGGCGCGTGGCCAACGGCTGATTCCTCGATCATCGCATGAACGTCATCCAGCAATAGTTCTGCTGTTAGGAATGTGTCTTTACAGCCTGTACACTTGCGTAAACGCACAGTGAAATCCGAAGTGTACCAATCCACTATCTTTGAAGCCTTCTTAACTTCTGCACCCTTACCGGGTTTCGATGGACTCCTTGTCCCTACCACCATTGTCTTATGTCCACACCGACTACACATCATAGCCCGCAACCTCCGCGATAGTCTTAACCTTGCAACCCATGCCACTGTAGAAACGAGAACGTTTATTGTGCATGTGATACAGGGCTGATGCAGCGTCTACCAAATCAATAACAATCGGTTCTTTCTTATTGTCCGCTCTCCGCATGATTCGACCGATGCGCTGTTGAATACGACCCATAGACTTGGTCGGAGTAGTCAGTATCAACGTGTCGAGACCCGGTAGGTCAAGACCCTCATCGGCTACAGTCGTAGCAAACAACGCTTTGATCTCACGACTATCAGCGAGCTCAAGCACTTCTGCCCTCTGCTTCTTCGTCATCTTTCCGACCAAGGTAGCCGCACTGATACCACGGTTTGCTGTTTCCTCTGCCATGTCTACGCAGTGTTGAACGCGACCAGACAACACCAAGACCTGGCGCCCCTGACTAACCATACTCTCAACCATGCTCAGTATCTGTTCGTTGCGTCCATTGTCAGAACACATCTCGTTGATCATCTTCATCCAGTCCTGCTTCTTGCTTGGCTTCCAGTACGTCGGAGTGAACTCGACCACAGGAGCCAAAACACTTCCCCTCTCTATCAACTCAGGGGTGGTAATCCTCTTCAGGGTATCGCCAAAGTGCCAATACAAAATGTCGCTCAAACCATCAGGACGATCTGGTGTGGCCGTCAGTGCAAGCCTTATCTTTGCAGGCATGGCCATCATCACTGCACTGAATGTCGCGGCTGGTACATGGTGAGCCTCGTCAACGATGCATACACCGAACTGCTTACCAAACTCCAGCAAATCATCGAAGCGCATCTTAGCAAGCGTTTGGAACGTGGCAATCACTATCTGACCCGTATCGTCTTTCTTAGACCCTCCATACATTGTTACTTTAGGAACACCACCAGTGTACGTGACGACCTGAGATTGAATGCGTGACTTCCACTGCTCTGCCAAGTCTTTGGTGTGCAGCAAGATCACAGTACGAGTCTTGTACCGAAGCATGGCGCCAATGCCCATCATGGTCTTACCGGCGCCGCATGGGGCAACGATCACCCCTTCTCCATGCTCAACCAAAGCATCCACACCCTCTGCCTGGTAATCCCTCAAGTCAATGTCTCCATTGAACTTCAGACGCTCATCGCCAGTCCTCAATGGTGGAAATGATTTCTTGTCAATGTGCTTTAGTCCGTACTCACTCAGGTTGATCCCCCGTGGAATCATCAGACCTCCGCCCCACTGATGCCACAGAGGGATCGTCTGGCATGCGTAGACATGCTCATCAGGAATCGAAACATACTTACCCTTGGCGTGTAGAGCGTGAGCCTGAACAAACGCCGGGTTCTTGCACTTGTATCTCTGTTTAATAGAATCGAATGCTGGGCTATTGATCGGTATGTAATATCCGCCGCTCGTCACGCATCGGTTGTCTGGCATGGTGTTTCTCTCTGTGGTTCTGTTCTCTAAATGTAGAGTAACATTGTTGTGGTGTGAGTGAGGCATCTATTCAACTACCGACATGCCTCCCTGCTCGGCTACAGGAGGGACCAGGCTTGGCCCCTATAGTCTAAATCGCTTCCTTATCGACGTGGTACGTCCAAATCTCTTCTTCCGCATCCCACTCAAGCATCCTCTTGTGTCCGTCTTCATCTTCAAAGAAAGTCATCGTCTTGTCATAGACGAGCTCTTTTACGACAACATCTTCCGTTCCCTCACTGTGATCAACAAACTTCACAGACGCTTCCTTTCTCTCTGGCAAGCCGTCTGTGAACCCATCAGACGTATTCGGAAAAGCAAGTTCATCCTTCACGTCTTTTTCAATCGCTTTGGATAGACGTGGAAGACCTTGAGTAATGTCTTCCGGCTCTTCTTCTTCCGGGTCCAACACCAACTGGTCACGCTTGCGAAGAACAACATCGTCAGGATCAATGAGTGGTGCATGCGTATCTCCAAAGGAGAAGTCGTCAGTCGGGTGCCAACCCCACTTGCCTGAACGCATGCGCTTCTTCCAACCAAGGGCCTTCATCGTAGAACCAATCGCAAGCTTTACCTTGTGACTTACATGATCATCAGACTCTGGCACTGCCAACTCGTTTTCAATGAAGTTGTAGTACCTCAACGCAACGTCTAATGTTGAGATGCCAACGTCTTCAGGAGTCAGGCAATCATCCGAGTTGAGCATCGCATTGATCATCACATCGTTTGGCTTGACCCCAGGTCGCCCACGACGTTGCGGTTTAGGCGGAGACTTAGATTCAAAGTCCTCAGTAAAGAAGTCATCTTCTGTATCGTTAGACTCCATCGTGACAACAGCCTCTTCCTCTGGCTCATCATCCAGAAACGAAGTTGGCTCAACTTGTGATTGTGGCTCTGGAACCTCGTCAATATTCTGGCTCTCCAGTTCACCGTACTCATGGGACGCTGCCAGTAGACCCATCTCTATCTCTTCCGCACTCAACAACTTCTCATACTTGCCTGCCATGTAGACCATGACATCAGCGAGAGCTCGCTTCGTCGCTTGTGTACCATCTCGGTCCAGTAAGAACTGACCCGACATATGTGAGAACCTCCCAACGAGATTCTTATCCAGTTTGGCTGCAAGGAATACACTACGTAGTCCCATCGCCATCTTGATTTTTGCCGTATTATTATTCGGCATGTCACACCTCCCTGTGTGTAGTGTTCAAGTGTTTGACCAATGACGCAGCGAGCATGCGCTTGTCCTCATCGTTGGTTTGAAACAACCAAGCATTTCGCAGCCTGGTTAGTGTACTAAATCCATTATTAGATGGATGAATCCTATTGAGCAAAATCAATCCTGCAGCGAACCCCAGTGGATGATCAAGGTCCACGGTCAAGCACTTCCATGTCACCGGCATGCTCGTACCTGTGTTGTCGATGATCATGCAGTGAGTCGGATGCTCATCACCCCACGGACGAACCGTGAGGGTCTGGTTGTTCTTACTCACCCAACCGGCGGGCTCATGCCCTGGACGGATGCGAACCGGAGTACCGATCACAACGTCCAACTGTGCCAGCGATGGCATGATGTCAGTCCAGGTCATCACTCAACTCCCTGTGACCACCATGCAGGAGGCGCTGTTGTTTTGTTCCACTGGGCAAACCGTGACTTCTCACCTATGTAGAATCTACGGTAAGACTCAACGGCATCGTCACTCTTGTACTTGTCAGGCATACACAATGGAAAAGGTGTACGCTCGCCGGATGTCATTGAAACAGTTGGCAAGGCGTCGAGGCTCTGCCGTATGACGGCCTCGGACTTGTGTATCTTTCCATATCTCTTGGTGTACTCAAGCGATAGAGCCATGCCGTGTCGGTACAGCCATCGGAAGTTTTCGACAGATTGCCGAGCCCATACGGAGCATGGATGGTTTACATGGGCAGTCTTGTAAGGGGACTGGCCACCCAACTCATTGATAACTGTAGATAGCATCTGAGCGGTCTCAAGGGTCATCTTGACTACATGCCGGTCACACTGCATACGGGCAGCACGAACCGGGTTTTCATCTAATATAAATATGTTCATCACTCACCTCCTTCGTCTTCGGGCCATCCGTTTTTCTCGCGTCGAATGTATTCATCTATGGGCATAGAAGCGTTCGACGCTGCACACTCAGTACACCAGCGGTCCCACATATCTGTGAACCGATGGGCCTTGCCCGGTTCGTACTCGACCTCACGTTCCCAATCTGGTCCGAGCATCACTCACCCCCTTTGGCCTTGGCGATGGCAGCTTGAGCTTTCATCTTTGCAAGCACCAAGTCATGGAAGTCAGAGTCGAATGCAGCAAGCAAGGACTTCAACGCATCCAACAAGTCAGGTGCAGACTTGTACAAGCGGTAGCCATCGTCGCCCAAAGCAAACCGTTGGTTAGCTTCTTCGCGTTCGTCCAGTTGCTGCTCGAATGTTTTAGTGACTTGTCGCATCACGCCTCCCCAGGCACAGAACTCTTGACCAGAGAGTCAACAGCCTTGCTTGTCTTCACCATGCTCAACAGAGCGCAAGCAACCGTAATGTTGCCACCGGCAAAGGACAGCGCCTCTTCGCACCAGTCACCGTCTGCCATCGGTATGTCTTTCTGGTCTACATACTCAAGAAACTGTGTCCACAAATCAACCATTGGATACCTCCTTTATTTCATGGATGGTTACCCGTCCCTCGTCATCAAACGAAACAAGACCATTCTGTATGGCAAGACTCAAAACTAAAGAATGAGTCTTTGGGGTCCAGTACAATGACAACTCAACACGCTCTTTTTCAAAGTCTGATAGCAAGTGCTCAACCATGTCATACACTTCTCTTATGTCTATCCAGTAGTTATTTCTCGATGACGCATCAGTGTCGCCATTCCTGATCCCCTCTTTGATGTCTGCTGTGTACACGTACTCGCAGCGTTCATCAAAGACATCATCTTCATAGCAGTGGTAAATAGGTATTGTTTCTCCACCGCAATCGACCGTGAAGGCGATCTCAGGTGGCAGCACCAGTGTCCGTATTGGCATAGTAATCCTCTGTGTTTGGTGTACTGTAGTCTAAGTGATTAACGATAATAGGTCAAGGCGTTATCCAGCGCTTCATCGTGTTCCATTACTCTTCGCACTCGCCATCGTCAGGCGATTCACCCTCATCGACGATTGATTCGAATATGATCTTGCGAGCAAACTCCTGAGCTCCCATCTCTGTGGTCTTGTCGATGAGCGTGTTGACCTCATCAGTGTGACCAAAGTGCTCAACTGCATGGCATAAGCCGAACAATGCGTACCAAAGATCCTTGGCTTTGTTTGGGTCGATTTGTATTTTATCCAGTTTATCCATATTCATTCCTCACCTCTCTTTGCTTTCAATGATTCCCGAGCAGCGATGCCCGCGTTGATGAAGAAGTCATCTTCTTCGCATTCTTCGCACTGGTGGTCATCGTCTATATGATGTGACGCGCCACAGTGAACGCATAGCGCATAGTCGTTGGGTTCCATTTTGTTCTGGGCCTCGACAATCTTCCTCGATGCAGTCCTCGCAGTCGTACACTTCACACAGTTGCACGTTGGCTCGGGCCTTTCGTCCCAGTCAGGTACGACATGGTAGAACTTCTCTCCACCTTCGATGCGGGTCAGTTGCTCTGGCGTGATTGCCACAGCGGTCGGCTCGCTTAGTGTCCAGGTCTCTCCGTCGTCCAGTACATAGATAAGCATCACTCACCTCCTTGTCGTTCGGCAGTTTCAAGCCTATCTTCGGCAACCTTGGCAGCACCACGCATGAAGTCGAGAAAATCAAATCCTTCATCACTTCCATCTTTGCGAAGGATGATCTTGATAGCGTGCAGGCACTCGCCCAACGATTCCATCAACTCAACCATTAGCTTCGGTTGAGTCAGCAAGTCAGGTGCTTGGAAGATCAGGTGTGCCTTCTTGCCGTCGATGACTCCGCTATCGACCAAGCAATATACCGAGTTCACGTCATGGTGAAGAGCGTTAATCTCTTGCATTGACATGGCACAGGTGCCTGGACCAAACCGAGAGATGTCATCTTCAGGGTCCGGTGATGAGTGATCCACGTCACAGGAGTGTTCTGGATTGATCACGTCCTTGTGGATGGCGACTCTTACGTCTCGCGTCCAGTCGAAGTCCACGAGCATAATCAGCCAGTCGTGGATGTACATCTCTTCAAGTTTCTCGCGTGCTTCCATCTTTCGGCACACCTCGTCATCCTCGGGTAAGGTCGCAGGGACGAAGCAGTCACAGCAAAGGTAGTCCTCGCCATACCCGCAGAAGTCTTCTGTGTTGACCCACTCACTGCATGAGTCGCATGGGTAGGAAACGTGGACCTTGCCACCGTCGTCGATGTAGATTTGTGTTGGTTTTCTCATGGTGTTTCTCTCTTTGCTTTTATAGTTTCCACTACATCTTGTGTTTTTGGGGGTTATAAGTCTCTGTGCCTACCACCATTATCTAACTACTCAATCGTTGGTGTCAAGGTAAACATTGAAGTATTTTCGGACATATTCTGTCCGATTCAAGGACTTTTGTGGGATGCTAAGGGGGACGGTTGGCCTCCCTTGTGGGACGGGTAAAACGCTGTGCTGCTCTAATGTCCCTACTGTCCCTACCTTATTTAGTATGTATGGGAGAGAGAGTAGATAGATAATATGGAAATAGAGAATATGGATATGAAGGTACTCTATAGGGGAAGAGGGGGCCAGGGGGGACAGCAGATTTTTAGATCCAAAAAAGACCCATTGAACCTCACTTATCAGGTGTCCCCACCTCAATAGAGGATACGATCGGCTCGATTGAACCGTTCGGATGAAGAATCACATGCGCCTGGTAACCATCCGACAACCACTTCTTGGTGAGCAAACAACTCCAGCCATGCAACTGATCAGATGTGTACCGCGACCTTCCACTACCTCCACGCAAATAGTTGAACACCATGAATGACTCCTCACAAACAGCGCGCGAAAATGATGCCAAATCTCCAGAACGATTACATGATGTCTCCACCTCACGATAAAGTAAGTACAAACGAAGAGCACCAGCCTGAACCTCGCTACGTATCCAACGGCCAGTTAAATGATCATCCAACTGAGAACCAAATGACTCAAGACTACCAACAGGTACCTCCCGAAGCATCTCACGATTCTTTGATATCAAACGACTCCAACGTAAAGAACGAGGCGCGTCACTGTAATGATCAGACATTTTCTCTCCCTAATGAGTTTTTCAGCATATCTCGATATCTCAACAATCAAAGGGCTGACGAGTGGATTGATGACCTGGATGCCCATGGTGGACGATTAGTGCGGGCGATCATATCGAGTGCCACTCCGGCCGTATGGATGCAAGCTTTAAGTGGACGCGCCCATTTTGTAGATAGAACCTACCATATGGAGCAGGCCATGGTTGAAAGGCGCTCCGACAACCCGAAAACAGGCAGCGTCCCCAAGCGCAGCCGGGTGCGTAGGGCTGCAAGGCAACGGGCCAAGAGTAGAGAGAGAGGGGACTGAGGCCAGTTGAGCGAACCCAGCCCCCATCTCTATGTGTGTCTACGCCGTTTGTTTGGCGAGAACAACTTGTCGTTCGTCGGTGAGGTCTTGCCTCACGTTCCCGAGCAGTTCTTCGATGGCCTGCTTCTTCGCGTCATCGCTTCCCCAAATCTCACCGATGTGTGAGCTTACTTGGGCGAAGAGATTGAGAAGCATGTCTTGCGTTCCGAACCCGCCAGCCGAATGTACGTGTGTCCAGTCTTCGCTTTCGCAGGGCGTACCCGTTGGAAGCGATTCCCTGAGCTCAACGATTCCGATGATGTACCCTTCGATTGGTGTGTCGATGATCTGCAATGTTTGCATTGAATGTTCAAGTGATATTGATCTCACTTAGTCTCCTTAGTTGGTTGCTCGACCCGGCCTGTCGAGTTGGGCGTTCATTGTACAGAACGATTGGATTTGTTTTCGTGGACATGTGTTGGCGCGTGCGCGCGCGCGCCCGTCTGTTGATAGGGCCCATTCGCCCCGAGCTTTCGCTCGGGGGTAGAGGCGACTGGGGGGAGAACACCACATTCGAACCCCCAGCCGCCAGGACTGTACAGCCCATTCCCATTATCAGTCATCTCCAAGTTTGCGGTCTTCGTATCGGCGGTCTGCTTCGTCGTCTGCCATGCCTTGCATGTGCTCAGCGGCGCCATCGTTGACACACTCTTCCTCTTCGTGGTCTTCGAGCTCGATAGGTTTACCGGTCTCACAGTCAATGGCCTTGAGTATTTCGGCTTCGCCATAGTCCGGGTAAAGAACACACTCGACCTCTATTTCTATCGTTCGTGTGATGGTGTGTGTGTAGTGGATCTTGCGCATTATGCACCTCCTGAATATTTATAGACTTGGTTGCGCCAGTTAGTGGCGTACTCTGTGGGGGGTTGCCCCCCCCGTTTGTTGTTAATGTTTGTGGTAGTTGACACGGGTAACGGTCGGGTTCCAACACGCGCGACAGTCGCCGCACTCGTTGCCCTGCGTAGGCGCTGGGCATTGATTGCCCCCGTCAACGTCAACGCTTGACGTTGGACCGGACACCTCCAATGGTTTGCCAATCATTGGCGCCGATACCCGGACAACAAGGTTTGAAGGCCAGTCACCCGCCATAGCGCGCGCCATCTTGACCATGGCCACCTCGCGAGATGGCGCCCAGAACTTGACCCATGGAAGCGCACGCGCAACGGCTACCCAGTTGAGCAAGTGTTCTACGCTTTGGAAGTCGCCGCTGTCATGGATACGGAAGTATGGGTCGGACGGGTCTGTATAGTGGCCCACTAGTGTGGTCATGCCTTCAACCCATTGCGGGTTGTGCAAGGCGTCAAGCCTTCGTTGCAGTCCTGCCTTGACGCTTGGGAACATATAGTGTCCCTTCATGGCATAGCAGGATGAGCATACTGACCCGGCCACCTTTGCAAGCTTTGCGCCCACCTTGCACGCTTGCGCGGGTATCGATGTGGAATAGCCGGGCATCTTTGAAGGTTTACCGAGACCGGATTTGTGGCCGGTGACAGTTCGTGCGTCTTTAAGTTTCATTGTGGTGCTCTCTCTGTTTGTGGTGTATTAACTTTATACAGTGTAGTGCGTCAGGTTAACGGGGTCAAGTATTTTTGTTCGATTATCTTGTGTGGTCCGATCTCCCCGTTTTTGGGGCGGTTGGCATCGGTGCGCGCGCGCGTTCGCTCCCATCGTTGATAGGGCCCCGAAGGGCCTGCTTCATAGAACCTTCACAAAGCCGCGAGCGCCATCGCATGTCGTAAAGTAGATATTCTCTTCGCCTATCGACGTGATAGTTATCCAGGTCAGTAGCAGTAGGCTGGATAGTTGGAACTCTATAAGTTCAGCGTTGTCGCGTTCCATTACATCATCCCAAGGGCGGTGCGGTCCAACGGGTACCCGTTTTCTATCGCCATGTATGCCTTGACCCATAGTCCGCCTATGGCTGTATCGATGCTTCCCGCCTCTTGGGTCCAGTCGATAGGATGCATGTCCTGTACTATCGCGGCTATTCGTCTACACTCTTTGAGTTTATATGAGCAGCATGATGCACTCAACCCGCTATGGTGGGTCAGCATCCATGCTCTGTCATTAAACCCGCCCTTGTGGGCATATAGTCCAGGTAGCACATGGTATGCCTTGACTGTTTTGTCATCCTCACCCGGTCGCATGGATAGTTTAAGGTCAATCGTTTTGCGTGATACTTTCATTTGTGGTGTTCTCTTGGTTGTTTGAACCCTTTGCGGGTTACTGTATGTTAACACGTAGGTTAACGGTGTGGTGTGTTTTTTTGTGTTTATTTTAGTGCCCATCGGTGTGCGCGCGCGCGTGCGCTCCTGTCATTGATAGGGCTGCAGGCTACCGCCACCCTTTACGGGTGACGATACTTGCGAGCTCGCATGCTGCAGCATCCTATGATGATATACGTGCAAGCCATTATCCATAGCAGGCCCATGGGCCCATTGATGACGGTTGACAGTTCGATGATGAATCTATCCATGGAGTGGTCTCGAGTAGTGCTCTGTTACGGTCCCGTCTGCATCGTAGACAGTAAATGCAGGCGGTGGAGGTCCATGGTAATCGACAAGTGATTGATATTCTATATCCATGTCTGGTATCTCATACTTGACTTGTAGCTCACCCTCAACATAGGTAACAGTCATGGACTTATCTCGATTAATCCAAATCCCAAAGATGCCGTGTCTGTCTTGATTTGTATCGAATTGTTCCCAGCCTTCAACTGAAGATAAAAGCCCGTCGAAGGTGTATCGGCTACCCTCCATAGTGAAGTAGTCGTCTATTTTAGAACCATCGTCTCGGGTCCTGGTTTGGCTGAAATCGTATCGACTCATGGCATCGGTTCCGATTGTAGATATCATTTCGTGTAAAGTGTTCATTTGTAGTGCTCTCTTGTTTGTGGTGTAAAAAATGGGCCGGTGGCAAACCACCACCACCGACCCGACTGGATATTTACGCTGCTGTGCGTAGCTCTTCCAGCATGGAGAATATGTCCAAAGGGTTCAAGGTTAGACCTTGGATGGATACCTTCTCGAAGTTCGGACCGTATTGCACGGGTCCAATACCTGTATCGGGGGCATTGACTGCAGCACCGAACGGGTTCAGGGTGTAGTTCCGATATGCGACGTAGCTGTCAAGGTGACGCTTGAACCGCTTGTGTCCGTCCGCACTATCGTTGACGGGTAGGGTCTCTTCGTCATACTTCACCCACAACTTGTAGCCGGATATGATGATACTGGTTTGATGTTTGTCTAACTTGACGACCCCGATACCTGTCTTCGTTGCTCCGAGTGTCGTTGTGTGGTCCGCGCGTTTTTTCTGTGTGCCTTCGAGGCTACGGTTCCATGATTCCATTTTGCGGGCTATCGCCTTCTGTGCCTCTGTGATATTGATGCCATACTTTTCTGCCATAGCTTCTTCGTTCAGCATATCCGCGCGGGCTATCGCCTGCTCCAGTTGATAGCCGTGAGAAGCCCCGACTCGAATCTCTACAATCTTTGAACGCTTGCCCGTTTTGTCGATGTATCCGTGAATGTGGGCAAATCGCCCGTGGGCATTGTCTACCGAGTTTGTGAGTTGTTTGGTTTTGGTGGTCATGTGGTTTTTCCATTTTGCGGGGTTGATTCACCTGTAGTCTACTTAGTCTACTGTTTGCTGCGTGTCAACGTTTTTGTGTGTGATTATGCGTGCGCGTGCGCGTGCGCTCCCTTCTGTGATAGGGCTCCAGGGGACCGCCACCCCGAAGGGTGGCGGTCGGTTGTTTGGCTATTTCTTCGAGAGGCTATATTCGACCCACTTCAGCAATCGTCGAAGTTCAATCTCCGACATGCAATGAACTACATCGGTGTACTGTAGGACAGCGGATGCGTTGTCAGCCTCAATGTCTCTTGTGATGTAGACGGTTGTACCTTCGACATCAATCTCAAACTCATAGTCCTGAAGACTCATCGTATCTTCCGTTAGGCGGATGCCTTCTTTGTCGGTCGGCGCGGTGAGAAGTGCGTTGCTCCATGCATTGAACACCTGTTCAGTCTTCCGAAGTTCATCGGACGTTGGATAGTCCGAGCTTTCTGATTGTCTTCGCTCGTATTCAATACGCTGGTGATCCTGGTCTGACTCATCCCAGGACGGTTCTTCTGCAGCGGTGCAGAGTTCCGATACCATCTTCTCCAGTTTATTGAATCGTTCTTCAAAGTTTCCCATCGTGGTTTCTCCATTTTTTGTTTGTGGTTTGAAAGTGGGCCCTTTGAACGGAGACCCGAAACCGTGTTCCTTCCTATTCGCAGTACAAAACCTCTTCAGCCGTTTGAGCCATGAGGACTCTCATCTCTTCCTCATGTACGTCAATCGCGTAATCTATGTTCTCGGGGTTACTCACATATCCGCAATGATACCCATATTCGCCAGTAGTCCAAAGTTCTCCGCATTCGAATAGCTGGTAGGTGGTCCCCCCGTTTGTTCGTTGCTGCACTGGTTTTGTGGTTGGCTTTTTGTCCATTTGTTTCTCCATGTGGCCGGGGTTTGTTTGTTTGGTTCCCGGCACTTCTATTTATACCACGTTCTGTAGGCTCCAGGGTGAACAGGATGTCAGAGAAATGTCAAGAGAACACACATATCGATATTGACTCCCATCTCCATATTGGAACCCATCTCCACCGGTTTCCCTATCAGACCCAACCACCCAACAACCCAGCCACCCAACAACCCAACCACCCAACGACCCAACGACCCAAGCGGTCCCATCGGTGGTGGAGGGGTGCAGCGGAATACAATGGAGTCCTACGGACCTTCTTTCCGATTCAGTCTTGGGATGTACCCTGCTAATGATAGGGCATTGTTGCAAATCAAGATGTCGTGCAATATTGTGTTCAGTATGAGAACAACCATTGACTTATTTGCAGGTGCAGGCGGTGCATCTATTGGTCTACGCAATGCTGGGTTTCATCATGATCTCTGTGTAGAGTGGGACGAGGATGCAGCATCTACGTTGGTAGCAGCAGGACTGCCAGGTATTCATGGTGATGTCAGGCACTTCATTCACTACGACAATCTCAATCATGTAGACTTGATGTGGGCATCACCACCATGCCAGGCATTCAGTCATGCAGGTAAAAGACAAGGTGCATTGGATGATCGTAATGGTTGGCCATGGACACTCGATGTCATTGATCATCTACACAGTAGAGGCATGGGGCCAGAGTACGTCATCTGTGAGAATGTACCAGGGATGACGTACCATAATATTGACTGTGATCGAACAGACATATTCTCTTGTGCAGGTTGTTACTGGGAAGGATGGATACAGCCACAGTTTAAGAAGAGGTTTAAATGGTTAGGTACTGTGATGCTGAATGCTGCAGACTTCGGTGTAGCACAGCATAGGAAGAGAGTGTTCTTAGTAGCAGGACCGAGACCAATACCATGGCCACAGAAGACTCATTGCTCTAAAGACAAAGTAAATCAACAGAGAATGTTTGGTGCATCTATGGAGCCATGGGTCAGCATAGGTACAGCTCTTGGTATCAACACTACAATCATAGGTGGTGGTACTAATCCAAGGGAGCCAGAAGGTAAGCGTACATACAGAGACATTACTAACGAACCAAGCACAACAGTAGCTGCAATACAGATAGGTAATGCTGGTCCATTCATTGTTGATGAGGACAGTCGTAGACTTACATGGCGTGAGTGTGCAAAGCTTCAAGGCTTTCCAGATGATCATCCATTTCAAGGTAAGACACAATCAAGTTTCTACAAGCAAGCTGGTAATGCGGTATGTCCAATAGTATCGGAGGTACTGGGTCGATGCGTGATGACGGCGATGGATTCATGATGGTGGATACAGAGGATGAAGAAGAACTGGGGTTGTTTCCAGTAGAAGGCATAGACTTCTCTGTAGATACTGAATGGTATTTTGAAGGAGCATGGTTGGCATTGGCAGCATACTTAGATGACAAGCATCCATCTGTTACACTAGGTGAGGCAATGGCATCGGAGGATGACGATGGACATCTTGGAGTATGGGCGAGGTTCGACTTTGGAGAGAGTGTCATGTGGTTAAGGTTCATGACGTTCTCACCATTTCACTGGGTATGGAAGGATGGGGAGTACAACTAATGGAATGCATGGTCTTAGAGCAGTTCTATCCATTGACTGGAGTTAATGGAGTAGATGAGAAGCCGATATATGGTGATGATGTTGATCAGTATCGTACAGCGATTGGTGCATCATTCAATGATGAGTTCATCTTCAAGAAGGTGATGAAGTCACGTGGTAAAGCAAAGACATGGTTTGTACCAGGAGATGTGATCTGTCGTCGTATTGGATTGACGGAGGATCGTTGTGATTTGTTACGACCGATGCGTGACAGGGTGTACTCTTCATACAAGGTTGATGTATCGATCTATGAAGAAGAGATTGAACAAGCTAGACGTGAAGCTATCGAAGGTCACAAGTGGAAGGTACATCGTAGGAAGACTATGCTTGCGATCATTGATCCACAGGGTCGTGCGTTAGTGGTAGCGAGACAGCACTGGGGTGATTCGTTCACAATCTTGATGGAGCAGTTGTGTCCGATGCTACCGATTCATCAGGTGCATGCATGTAAGCCATATAGGGTAGCAGCATCATGGTGTGCATTTAAGACAATGCATAGATATGCAATGGAGCATTGTGATGGGAAGATGAACACAGTTCAGTTCTTAAAGTGTGTTCGACATGCTGAGACGATTTACATGCGTCGAGTTGCATTGAAGAATCGAGTAGGTAGCGGTCGTATTATACAGATGTACAAGTACAGAGCTCTGAAGCATCAGGAGTTTTGGGATCGATGTTTCAAGATGATTGATGATGGACAGACTGTTCCATTCTCAGTGAGACACATTAGAGATCATTTCTGTGCAAGGTGGGTAGCGGTGAGTCCTGATGAGATGGACTGGTACTTGAGTTGTATATGGTGGCCTGAGTGGAAGCGTGGAGGACCGGTGAGGTTCCAGCGATTCAAGAAGGGTTATGGAGGTAGGATGTGGAAGTAGCTACTGACGATTCAAACAAAAAAGTAGAGACTTGTTGTCGTCATGTAGAGAGGCATCTTCGATTAGCGATAAGTGATTGGTATCATTTGTTATCGAGATTAGCGTTGAGTTCGGACACATGGTTGTACGACTGTGAGTGGTGGATGAAGAGTGTTCCATCTCAACTGGACATGCCTTGGGCGTTTGAGTCATTGAGTGATGCTGTACGTAGGCCGGGTATGTTGAACATATTGATGGTGAAGGTAGACGATGTTTGTTTATCTATGGGTCGTCATGATGGTGTTGATTATCCGAAGAGCATGAATGAGTTGCGAGATTCATTGAAGACATTGATACAGGAGGTTGGCAATGCAGGAATGGAAGTTTGATTGTGTGATACCTGGGCCACCGATTGGTAAGGGTAGACCTAGGGCAACGACGATGGGAGGCTATGTACAGTTATACACACCGAAGCGTACTGCAGATTGGGAGAGAAGTAGTGCATTGATCATGCGTAATGCATGGATGTCTGCACCGAGTGACTCGTTATGTCGTGCGATGATTACTGCTGTATTTCCTAGACCGAAGAGATTGTTACGGAAGAAGGATTCAGAGCATAGGTTGTGGCATGGTTCTAAGCCAGACATAGACAATGTATGTAAGAGTGTTCTGGATTCTCTGGTGATGGGTGGTGTGATTCGAGATGACACACAGGTTGTATTGTTATCAGCCAAGTCCGTGTATGCGTCTAAGAGTGAGGGTCCATGTGTAGAGGTTGTGTTGACATCTATTGACTGTGAGGGTCCATCGGAGTAGTCTGAGTTTGCTGGGGTGCTGTTAGATTACGAGTGGTGTCGTATCTATCGATAAAAGTATTTCAGCCTTCACATTAGTGTTGTTTCTCTTGCCTCCGGTCGTGTCTCTGTGCGGTCGGGGGCTTTTTTTTGTGTTAGATGAAGTGTATGCTTTTGATTGGAGGCGAGTATGCACGGTTCATCTAGCGGCACGGTGGTGATCAATATTTCACCGATGAGCGAGAAAGAAGCAGAGAATGAGCGATTGAGGGATATTGCTCGTCATTCTGAGCAAATTACGTCACCTGGGGGCCATAAATGTCCATCTGACGGTGGAATTGTGCGTGATACGGACGTAATTTTGTATGATCACATGGATGATGAGAGCGAGTCTTCGTTGTTTAGTGCAGATCGTATGCCTGATTTCCTCAATGCGATGGGTGCAAGTGAGGAAGAAATTGTACAATTACAGTCATTGATGAGCCAAAATAGCATGAAAAACGGTGTAGAGCCGTCTGGATTGACCAGTTTCAAGCAGGATTATGGTGATTATCGCAAGTTTGGTGGTGATACAGTAGCGATGGAGTTGGACCGTGAAATGAATGGTCATTCATTCGAGATTAGTGATCAGGACGCAGATGACATTTTGGGTGTAGCTATGGGTTCATCATCATCGATGGGTGTAGGCAGTACGACTGAGCAGGCAGAGGCGGCGTTGAGTGAGCAGTTTGGTCGAGATGCGATGGCTGTAATGGAGGGTGAGGTAGACGGTGTGGTGTCATTCTCTGTTGATTCACCTGAGTTGGGTCGCGTGAGGTATGTTTATGATTCTAGAACTGGCGAAGGCCGAGTGATGCGGGGTGAGTGATGGCTGAAGATTTCGATTCAGAATTGGCAGCAGCGATGCTTGGTGCAGGTGGTGCAGCGGGTGCCGCTGGTTACTACGGCGCTAAGGCTATGTCGCAGCCGTCGAGTGTTCCTATGTTGGACGTGGTTGACGAGTCTCCGTTCATTGGGCGTGATTCGGTGGAGATTCCTGATGTAGAGGGTGGCTTTGGTAGTCCAGAGCAGCGTCGTGCTGCATCTGAGGCATCAGCTGGAGCTCGAGGTGTACGCAAGGCTGTGAATCCTCGTGATTTGTATGTGCCTGAGATTGCACTTGACGGGTCTCGTCAGCCGTTGGACTACGAGGGTCGCAGTCGATTTCGGGATTACATGAAGAATCCTGGCATGTCGAACCCCAACAAGGGTAAATTGTTTGATTATGTTCCTGAAGGCACGGTTTCTTTGCTTGAACAGGAGGAGATTCTGACTCGTCAGATCAATCAAATAGAAGGGGCCAAGTCGGGCAACATATTCAACACTTTAGAGCGTTCGAAAATGGATAATCAGTTGTCTAAATTGAAAGACCGAAGAAGGTCTATTGCGAACGTCATAGAAGAGATCGACCATCCAGGCAGAAGTCCATTCACGTCACGGGCTGTTGTTGCTGGTCAAAGGTCTACTTATGATCGGCTGAGAGATTTTGATCCTGAATACAGGCAAGTTACCGACGACGTATTGGATCTTTCAAGAAATCAAATACCTGCAGCGGCTAGAGAAGCGAACTTCAGGGTAACACCAGGGGTTAGAGACTTGGTTGATCGTAAACACAGTGCGCTTGACAGAGCTGGTGCTATTGCGGGTCGTCGTAGTGGTGACCTACCAGTCGAGCTTGGCGGTTTCGAAGACGAGTACCGCAAGATGGCTTCTGACGAGTTTGGCCAAAAGATTGAGAAGGGCTTGGACAATGCTCGTCGTTACTTGGACGAATCATTTGTTGCTCGAGAGTTAATGACTAAGCAGCCCGTTCGTGATCCTAGTCCTAGTGGACTATCTTTGTCTCGTATAAAAAAAGCCGGATCTACAGCCGCTGCTGTAATGGGCGCCATTCCAGACCCGACTGATCTTGCTCTATTGGCAATGGCTGGTCCACTCGAGATGATGTACCGCACAGAGATTGGTCAAGAGCCTGGTACTGGGACATTCGGTATTCCATTGGCCACTACCCTTGGCAAGGCATCGGAGTTGATCGAAAGGCCGTTGTCTTCTAGGGACATCAATGTACCGACTCGTATTCGTTTAGCACAGGATGATTATCCGTTGGCTTCGCAATTGTTTTCTGATGGTGTGTTGTCTGCAGAAGCATTTGATATCATTACAAGGATTCGTCAGGCTCGAGGCGGAGACACTACTGTTCTTCCGATGGTTGAGCCTGCAGCGCCTGAGCCAGAGCCCGCAATTGGTTTGCCTGGTCGTAGATTTTAAGGAGTTGTTATGGCATACGGAATGAGACCGGAAGAGTTGGCCGCAGTTGGTCGGAACGTCAATCAGCAGGGTGGCGCTGTTGACGAGGGTTCGATTCAGGATGCGATGGATGCTGAGCTCGATGAAGATCGGAAGTCGGCTATATCTCGCAACAAGGCTCGTCAGAACAAGTCTCGGATTGCGGACGCAGAGACTAAGTCAGCGATCAAGCAGCAGCGCATGGATGCGATCAAGACGATTGCTGTTGAGGGTCTGACGTTAGCTGCGACTAAGATGGATGGTGACCCAGGTGCCCCAGATGCTTCAAAAAGCGAGCAGGTTTCTGCGCGCGCTGAGAAGGCTGGCGCGCGCGGGAATTTAGTAAAGCAGTCCAAGCTGCAAGACCGTTCAGCTGGATTGAAGGGTAAGGAAGACATTCGTATGGCTGCACAGCAAACGAAGTTGAACCAGAAGACGGCAAGGCGTCAGCCCAGGGTGGATGCTCGAGCGGCAAGTCAGCAGGCGAGGTTAGACAAGTATAAAGTTGGTCAGAATTATGCTGATGTAAAAGGCTTAGGTAAGTATAGGAAGCCAGGATTGGGTCCAGAGACGGATACTGAGTTGCTTGAGGCTCTTGACACCCCTGCTTATCAAACTCCCGGCTCTCTTTATGGTGGCAAGTAATGGCACTTAAAGACACATCCGAAGCAAAGAGAGTGTATGGCGGTGGTGTACCGATGAGTCCTATGGGCACGTCATCTGATGATCAGGCATTGATGAATGCGATCAAGCTGGATGAATCTAAAGCAAAGCCTGAGCCCCAACGCGGCACACTTTATGATCCTACAGAGTTTTTCAAGAGACAGGAGGCTGCACGTCGCCGCAACGCTATAGGCCGGTCTTCTGGTACAGATGGTGGCGATGGCGGCGACCCACCAAAGGGTAAGACCTTAGAGGAACATGAGGATAAGATGCGCGCCGATTACAAAGCATCTGGCGAAAATTATCTTAAAAACAATCAACCTAAATCTCTGAAAGGTTTTCAAAAAAGCGAAGCAGCTCAGACGGAATTTGCTCAAGCAGCAGCGATTCAAGATTTCAACAAATTAGCGAACGCGAATGATGAAGACTATGAAGCCATTCCGTTTACTATTGGTGATAAAGAATACGATGTGTTTACTTTTAACAATGGCTCTGAGTTCATTGTTTTTGAAGACGCAGACATCAACAATCTTATGCCTGGTGATGTTCTTAGGTTGAATCCTCCAGCGTCAAAGGGTGGTTGATCCGTGAAAATAGATTTCTTTATCGGAGGTATGAGTAAGTAATGGCACGTAAAGGCACACCAACGAAGGTCAACACTCCTCGTCGCATCAAGAAGGGCGAGCCTGGTTACGGAAAAAAGAAGTTCGTTGTACGTGCCAAGAAGGGCGACAAAGAAAAGACCATTCGGTATGGCGATGCCAACATGAAAATCAGGAAGAGCAACCCAAAAGCCCGTAAGAGTTTTCGAGCTCGGCACGGATGCGATAAGCTGGATGAGGACGATAAACTGATGGCCAAGTACTGGTCATGCAAGAAGTGGTAAATATATGTCGATATTTGATCAAATGCTTCAACAGGCGATGCGAGGTGACGAGGGTGCATCCAGTTGTCCTCGAGCCACTCAAGACTTGGAATTGAATCTTGAGAACAGGCAGGACGCAATCGACACGAAGATGTACGGTCCTGCTAACCCGCAGTTAGATGACTCAGGACGTAACCAGCAGTTTTGGCAGGAGTACGCAGACCTGTTCAATGATACGGTCGAAAACGTCATGATGATGAGGTGCGGTAACTGTTCGTTTTTTGACAGATCAGAGCCTATTCTTGCGTGTATTGAAAAAGGTATTGGTGATGAGGCTGACCCTGAAATGGCCGTCGCCGCAGGTGAGTTAGGGTACTGCCAAGCTTTAGATTTTAAATGTGCATCTGCTCGAGTCTGTAAAGTTTGGGCTGGGAGAGTAAACTAGAATGAAACAGTACAAACTTAGCGACGACGACAAGACGTTGGCTCACAACCCTGCGGGTCAGCCGAAAGACCCTAAGAAGGCGATGAAGAAAGTTTCATCGAACCTGAAGAAAGCATCTAAGATGCACGGCAAGCAGTCTAAGCAGTTGGCTGCGGCTTCTAAGATGCACGCTAAGGATTCTAAGACGGTTGAGAAGCTGTCCAAGGACATGAAGCGCACCAAGAACCCTGGTTACGCAATGGACGGTTACTGATGCCTGGCAAGAAAAAAGGTTTATACGCAAACATTCACGCCAAGAAAAAGCGGATCAAGGCTGGCTCAGGTGAGAAGATGAGGAAGGCTGGATCTAAAGGTGCGCCGACCAATAAGGCTTTTGATGATTCTGCAAAAGACGACGATACTTTAAAAAATAACTTGAGGTAGAAGAAGAAATGAGTGACGACCAAACATTGATGGATGGAATGCCCGCGAGTCGCGAGTTTGTTTTGCCTGAAGAACGCAAGATGTATCGTGGTTTTCAAATGCCTGTTTTTAAAACTACGGAACAGGAAATGCGCTATAAGGCCGCGATTGATGAGCGTGATAACTTTCGCTCGAAAGCTGCACGTCAATTGCCTCGACAAGTAGAAGATTATATTAAAGAGCCGCTTAGGGGTGTTGGTCGTTCTGCAAAAGAAGTCGGCAAGGAAATGTTCAAGGAAGCTGCGCCTCTACCTGGAATGGCTAAGGGTGTTGGTGAATTTGCCGTTGACGCAGCCTTGACTGTTCCACGGGCTAAAGCTGCCATGTATACTGATCCCGAGGGCTCAAAAGAGTTTATGGGTGCTGTTGCGTCTGGTGATCGTGAAGCAGTTAGAAAGTTTGCTACAGGCGCATCTGAGTCAATGGTGGAGCCTTTTGCGACCGGAGGCGATGCGGTTTTGTCTTTGGATGCTCTTGAGCGAGGTGATAGCGTTGAAGCTGGCATGTACGGTGCAGCAGTTTTGGCGCCGTATATTTCTCTCGGTATGTTGAAGGCAGCACAGCGAGGTGGCAGTAAGGCTGCTCAAGATGCCGCTCAGAAGATCACTGACCTTGAGGCTGGCTTGGACGCAGGCTCTATCAATTCGATACAGGCTAAGGAAGTTGGTGATGCTATTACCGCTGAATATAAAAAAGCGGCTGAGTTTGCAGATATGCTGAAGGCAGCACAGCGAGGTGGCAGTAAGGCTGCTCGAGATGCCGCTCAGAAGATGGATGACCTTGAGGCTGGCTTGGATGCAGGCTCTATCAATTCGATACAGGCTAAGGAAGTCGAGGATGCTATTACCGCTGAATATAAAGCGGCTGAGTTTGCAGATATGCTGAAGGCAGCACAGCGAGGTGGCAGTAAGGCTGCTCGAGATGCCGCTCAGAAGATGGATGACCTTGAGGCTGGCTTGGACGCAGGCTCTATCAATTCGATACAGGCTAAGGAAGTCGAGGATGCTATTACCGCTGAATATAAAGCGGCTGAGTTTGCAGAACAAACTCGAAAGTCTCAACAGCAGTCTTACGACATTATCGCAAAGGCTAGAGAGAAGGCCCCAGGCGGCAAGCCTCCAGGCGGTAGTGACCCCGAAGACCTGATGATGCAGCGTCAACAAGATTATTACGAGGGCATCACAACGGACATGAGAGGCACTCCAAGGGTAGAGCCTCCATCTCGGGACATTCCTACTGCTCTGACTGAACGACAGATCCAAAGGATTGACCGCAAAGCAATCGTCGCTGAGAAAAACGCGCTGCGGCGAAAAAGTCATGATGTTGATTCGGACTATTCCGAAGCTGATCGAGCCCGAAGCAAAGAACTATCCCGGGCGCTGGCGACTGGAAATCCGCCCCCAGGCGGCGGTGGCGGAGTAGCTTCGTTCAAAACAAATGAGGCTGCTAAACAAGAATACTTTAGGTCTAAGGGGCTTGGTGTCTATGAACCCGAGTTGTCGTCACCTAAGTTTGGTTTGTCGAATCAAGGCCATCACAATGTTGTAGAGGATTTGGGTCCGCTTCTTCCCGACGACAGATACCTGCTTGAACGATCTGCAGGTAAATACGGTTTGAATGAATCAGAAATGCGTCAGTTGCGCGATGAGTACGTCGCCTATGGGTATGATGATTTCCCAGGAAGGTCTGCGCGTGGTTTTGAAGAGATCGACATTCCCGACCAACTCCCAATTCCCCCACTAAAACCCGTAAAACAAAAATACTATCTTCTTGACCCAAGGACGGATAAGCCCATCAGAACGAAGAGTGGGAAACTTAAAGAGTTTAACAGTCCTGATGAAGCTGATGAATATGCTGACGAAGTTTTAGACGACATGACTCTTGGTATCCGAGACCTTGACGGCAACATTCCAGATGGTTGGCGATGACCGTCAAACGCGATTCAAGAGGCCGTTTGCGTGACTACAAAAAAGAGTATGACCGCGACCACAAGCCATCGGATGACAAGAAGGACCGTGTGTGTAGAGCACAAGCTCGTCGCAAAGTGAATGAGTGGCGTAAAAAGCATAAAAAAGCGATTCTTACGTCGAAACAAACCGTCGATCATAAAGATGGAAATCCATGTAACAACAAGATGAGCAATCTTAAAGTCGTTTCTCAAGGTGAAAACTCTACTAAGTCAAACAAGGCGCGCGCCAAGAAGGGATAACGGGCGCCTATGAGTCTTTTGATGTTATTGTTTATTATGATCAGATGATACGATTATCCATGAGAGGTTTGTATGGGTCGAAACAATGGTAGGTCCGGTAAGACAGAATTGACGCCTTGGATTGATCCAGAACTGTTGGACTACACGCCTACTGATCGTCAATCTGCGTTTCGTCGATGTGTACGCAACTGTGTTTTGAGTGGAAAGTATTTTAAAGCCGATTGGTATCGTGCGAGCGCCAGGTCAGAGGCTGAAGCGTTCAAGGGTCACCCAGTTGCGCCGAGTGAATTCAAGAAGTGGTCACAGAAAAAAGGATTCATGGTTTGGTTTTTCGAGGACTTCCCAGAGTCCGAACCCATCACTGAGCAAGAACTGCAGATGGTAGAGCATAAGTGGTGGCGCGGTGTTCTTGACGCAATGGACGAAGGAGAGGAATGGGCATTCCGTGCGTTTGCTAAGGTTCGTTTTGAGGCTCGCAAGGTTGAACAACAGAGAGCAGAGAACAAAGAACTCTCTGACTTCTTGGGCGGCGGCAGCGAGGGTGGTGCCTGGCATATCAATGCTCCAGAGGCGTAGTGGCAAAAAACCATACAGAAGTATTGAACAGAAAGCTCGGTGTGATCGCTGAAGATCCGAGGGAGTTTATCTCTCGTCTGAAGTTGGTAGACGAGAAGGGTATGGAACGTCAGTTCAACACTCCTTTTCCAGAGCAGGTATTGGCATTGGATGACTTCATGTCTGAAGCTGAGACGATTGTTCATTACAAGCCCCGCCAGATTGGTGACACCACAGTCGCGTCTGCGTACAATTTCGACTACACGTATTGGGCTACAGACCCTGTACGGACGCTTGTCGTCGCGAATATCTACGAGACTACTGATTCGATCTTTGGAAAGCTTCAGCACTTCTACAGGGGGCTTCCAGAGTCATTGAAGAGACCAGTTGCCCGATCGAACAAAAAAGAGTTGATATTCGACGATACTCAAGCTGGATTCCGATGCATGACTGCAGGCGGTAAGGGTCACGGTCGTGGTTGGACGTACCAGCGTCTTCATGCAGATGAGCTCGCGTTCTGGCCTAACGCTGAAGAGGTGTGGGCATCGATTACATCAACAATGCATCCTGGTCCTCATTTAAAGACCATTATTTTATCTACAGCTAACGGGCCTGGAAACTTGTTTCACAAGAAGGTTTTGGCGGCTCGAGAGGCCCAGCGTCAGGGAGACAAGTCAGTTCAGTTCCGTTTCTTCCGTTGGTGTGACCACCCTGCATATTCTACGTTGGTTCCTGATGGTTGGGAGCCAGACCATGAGGAATGGGAGTTGGCCCAGACCCATGGTCTGTCGATGGAGCAAATATACTGGAGGCATTCACGGATCAACGGAGTCAGTGGTATTGGTCTTTCTAAGTTTCGCCGTGAGTATCCACTTACGATTGAAGATGGGTTTGCGGAGTTTGAGGGGTCTTGGTTTGATCAGGATTATTTGAACGAGGTGTTGTCATCGATTTCTCCACGCGATGGTGAGTTGCGTATCTACGAGCGCCCTCAACCTGGAATAAACTATGCGATGGGTGTTGACCCTTCTTGGTGCAACGGAGGCGACTACGCGACTGCACAGGTACTTTCTGCAGATGGTCGTCAGGTGGCAACGTTATCGATGAACAAAGGTGGTGAGATCCTGTTTTCTACGAAAGCAGCTGAGTTGGCTGCTCATTACAACAAGGCCAAGACGTTGATCGAGAGCAACCCTGGTGGTGCTGGCCCTGTTGTGATTCGTGAGTTCCACAAGCATCATATTCCTTTGTGGACTCGTCCATCTTCTCGAGGTCGTAAGCCGAGCAATACTCCTACTTATTGGACTACATCTCGGGGTTCGAAGGAAGAGGGTTACGCGCACCTTCGTCAAGTCATCAATGGTGATGGTTTGACATTAAATGACGACACAACGATTCAAGAGTTGATGCACGTTCGTGAGGCTAACGGTAAGATTGAAGGTCAAGATGGTTACCATGATGATCACGCAGATGCTTTAATGTTGGCTGAGTGGTGTCGTAGAGGGATGCCTACCGCCAAGCTTCCGCCTTTAAATTACAAAAGGCGTTACGTTGCACACCAGAATCCATTCGTAAATAAAAGAGAGCTCCGGTAATGGCTGAGTACGAAAAATACCAAGACAGAGATTACAGTACCGATCAGATTCCCCCGAAGTTTGTTCATGAGCAGTTGCGCGCCCATGACAAGAAGATGCGGGACAATCGTAATCAGTGGGCTTTGACCAAGGCTTGCTATACAACGAACTACTGGAATCACGTTCGAAACCGGAACCACACTGGCAAGCCTCATCAGACTCGAGACAATGAGATCAATGTTGAGGTAAACCGTCTGTTTGGTATTATTGCTTCGTATCTGTCTGCTTTGTACCCAAGGTCTCAGCGCGCGATTGTAATGCCAGACCCTAACGGTGTTGGTGATTCTACAAAAGCGGAGCTTGCGCTGAATCGATTTATGGAATCGAGCAGGATTCACCATCGAATCATGACTGCTCTTCGTCAGGGTCTTTTGTATCCAGGGTCTGGGGCAAAGATTGGCTACTACGCTGGCCGTGGAAACCCTCTCGACCGTGTTTGGATGCGTGTCATTCCATGGTGGGAGATGGTTCTGGACTCAGACGTTGGTGACGCTGAAGACGAACGATTCCGTGGTCACGTTTACTACCGACCAAAGATTGAAGTCGAGGAAGAATACGGCCTGACTGATTTGTCTGGTACTGAGCGCGATGATTTTCTTAGAGTTGGTTACGACGGCGATTCTGGAAAAACTCGAGCTAGTCGCAAGTACACGAAGCAAGACAAGGCAACATCTGACAACTCAAACTTTGTTCGCGTTCTTGAAGTATGCAATTTGAAAGACACATACGAAGACAAAGAAAACCCAGGTATTTTGTATCAGGGTCGTCTTGAAATCTACGTACTGGGTCAAGGTAAGAAGTCTCACAAGCCTGTGTACGTTGGTCCTTTGCCATTTGCAGAGGTTGATGGTCGTCCTCTTTCGCACATTGTTCCATTGATTTTCAACCATGAGCCAGAGTACCCGTTGCGTGGAATGGCTCATGCAGATCGAATCATGCCGCAGATTCAAGAGCTCAACTCGTACCGTTCGTTCATGGCGATGGCTACGCGCAAGGACACTCGGCAGTATATCACCCGAAAAGGGACCTTTGGTTCTGATGAGATGACGGATTTGACCGAGGGTCATGACGGATTGATTCTACAACTGGAGCAGGATTACGACCGTCCTCTTAGTGATGCGATTGTTCCACTTGGAAACACTCCGATCAGTTCTAATATTGATCAGTACATGGCTTTGGTTGAGAACGATCTGGATCGGAACATCAGCATGAGTCCCTCGGCCCGAGGAATTGTGACTAAGGCGACCGCTTTCGAGGTTCAGGCTGTACAGCAGTACACAGAGTCTGAGTTTGGTATGCATGCATCTATTAAGGATGAATGGCTTACATCTATTCTCAAGGTGGTATTGCGTGCGTTGATTTCATCGATGCAGGATATCGGTGATTCTGCTGGAGCATTTGAGGGTCAAGATGTCGCACTGGCAGAGGTTGGGGCCGTTTCCGAAGAGCAACTTGAAACACAACAGCAAGTGGAAGGTGACTCTGAGCCACAAGACTTGGCTGAAGGCGCTGAACAACTTGCTGCCGCCGAAGAGCAAGAAGACGATTCAGAGCAACAGCCGTTTGTTTCTGAAGACTCGATACAGGGATACGAGCAAGACCCTGTAGAAGAGGGCAAGGTCGAAGCCGATATTCTTGTCCTTCGGGATCGTCGAGAGTTCGTTGACATTTCGGTTGAAGATTTGGATGCTGATTTCCAAGTGACATTCTTGGAGGGTGGTGGTGCCCCAATGGATGAGGCCGTTCAGCAACAGAACCTTCTTGGTTTGCTGGAACCCTACAGTGCTCTTTGGGCGGCAGCGCAGCAGGGTGGCCCAAGTGGATTCATGGCTCGCACTTATATGAAGGCGATGGCTGAGAAGTTCAATCTTCCGAAAGATCTACATCCTGACGAGTTGGAATCGAAGTTTGCAGAGGAATCTGAAAACGACGAAGAACAGAAAACTCCAGACGATGAGAAACTCGAGCAGGCAGCCGAACCACAGGCACAAGAAGATCAGGGCCCAGATCTTAATGAATTAGCAAATATGCCTCCAGACCAAGCTATTGTTGCAATGCGTGATATATTTGCTAATGATCAAGAGATGCAGACAGTATTAGATCAACTTGAAACACTTCCACCCGACCAACAAAGTCAGATGATTACTCAAATGCTGTCTACCGGAGACCAGGGTGCCCCTGTATAGTTTTCATTGTAGTGAGTGTGGATGGGAAAAAGACAAAGTCTTTCGCGCATCAAATCGTCCATCAGAGGTCGATTGCGGCCAATGCGATGGGTCTGCAAAGTATCGAATGTCGATTTCCAAGCATCAATCAAACTCGGCTCGATACATGTCAAGCTATTCGACAGAGAAGCGGGGCTTATCAATGCACCAATTCAAGTGTCGGGACTGCGACTGTGTCTTCGAAAAAATCATTGACCACAGTAAGGGTGAATCTGTAGAAGATGCAATGCCTTGCATTAAGTGCAATTCAACCGAAACGAGTTGGAAGCCATCTGTTCGTATTGATCGATTTAGTGAAGAGTTCCCATACTTCGATCGTGGCTTGGGAATATGGTTGAAAAATAAAAAACACCGACGCCAGGTCTGTAAAGAGCGTGGACTTACGCCAGTCGGTGGTGATTTAAACGAAGATGAAGTATTTTCTAAATTCGACGAAAGACGAGATAGAGAAGAAAAAGAATATAATGATTATGTAGATAGACTTGATAATGCGCCAGAATTCCTGGAGTATAGGAAAGCTGTTGATAAAGGCCAAGTAACCCTTTAAGGAGTCCCTAATGCCCGTCGAACCAAATACTGGAATGCAACTGCCCTACAAGGGAGAGCCTGGTTACGAAGAAGCCAAGGCGCAATTCCCTGAATTGTATGCCCAAGAAGAACAGGGGATGGCTGAAGGTGGCGCGCTTCCTGAAGAAATGCCTGGTGATGAGGGTCCTGAAGAGATGGCTGCAGAGGGTGAAATGGCCCCAGAGGGCGAGATGGAACAGGAGATGCCTTCTGCTCCAATGCCTGAGAAGCCATACTCGGTAAATGCAGTAAAGACCTTACTCAAAGAGTTGAACAAGACCCTTGATAAGCTATCTGGCGAAGATATTCCTGACATTGAAGCCGAGTTGGCCTCTAAGGGCGCAAAGCTTGAAGGCCCCCTTCCCCAAGAGTTGTACTTGACCTTGCTAGCTATTTCTGAAAGCATGAGAATGCTTGGAGAGGACTTCGTAAAGAAGTACGGCTTTAGCCCAGAAGAGCTAATGACTGATGCTGATCTTCGTAAGGTAACAGCAACCCTTAAGAAGATGTCGAAAGACAAGAAGCTTATTGAGGCGATGCAGGCACCAGTTGGAGGCGAAGAGGCAATGGAACCAGAAATGGCCGAACCTTCTTCACCAGGATTTTTTGATGAAGACGAACAAGCACTTGCTAGTAATATGGCATAAGGTTGTTTCATTATTACTTTAATGATAAAGTTTCTCGTAAATGTGATGGAGATATTACATGGATGAATTGAACGATACTCAAGCGGTGGAAGTTGGCGAACAGCCATACACTGGTGATTTGTCAGAGTTGGTTTCTGACGATGCAGCACCGTCTGGTGAGGTATTCGAGCAAGAAGCCGCCCCAGAGCCAAGCAGCTTTAATGCTCTTGACGCTGAACTTGGTGATCTTGAAGAACTTCAGCATGATGGGTTCTACGAAAAAATTACCGAGGATCACATCAAGGATCTTCCCCCGACTGCTCGTCGTATCCTTCACAATTTCCGCGTAGATCGGAAGCTTGCTGAAGAAAAGCATGTTTCACAGATGCAGTCTTTGCAGACTCAGATTGAAAAGCGCGAATCTGGTCTTTCAGATATGGAGCGTGAGTTTGCAAAACGCCAAGCGGAGTTTGCAAGCCTCGTTGAAGACCCAGAAGTTCAGAGGCTTCTTACAGAGCCAGACGGTGAGTTGCCCGATATCTTCACTGAAGAGGGTGTTGAGGCTCGTATTCAGCGGGGCATCGCTAAGGGCATGTCTGCGATTCTGGAGCCAATGAAGCACGCTGCTGACGTTAAGGCCCGAGAGAGCAACTACCTTGACTTCGTAGGTCAACATCCAGAAATGAAGGATACATCTTTCAAGAAGGACGTTGCAGGTCTCGTTCGGTCTCGAGCAGAGGACGGCATTCCGCTCTCTACTCAAGACGCATATCAAATTGTCAAAGCCCGTCGCGTGATGGCCCAGCAACAGTCTCGGGTCGCACAAGAGCAACGAGCTCGTCAACAGTCTGCACGGCGTATTGGTCGTGCTGTTTCGGGCGGGAACCCATCTAGCGGTGGGCTTCCCCCTGAAGTCAAAAAGAAGGGTGCCTATGCCATTTCACAATGGTTGGCAGCTAATCCCGAAGCAGCCCGTAAACTATCCCAATCATTCCGTTAAACCCTTCCCCTATTTGGAGCATTAGAAAATAATGGCAACTACAACTCTTACCATTGGTAACGAACTACTCTCGACCACGATGCATATCGTAATGAAGGAGTGGCGCGATAACGTTTACACTAGCACCGCAATGCTCGAAGCACAGACTCGAGTACACGGTGAAGGTAGCCCAACCCAAGCCGGTGGAACACGAATCGTTCAACCTCTTGGATTCGGTGAGCACAGCAACACTACCCGTCTTCAGACTGGTTACGAGCGCATCGATCTAAGCGTTTCGGACGTGTTCCAGCCCGCTGTTTACGACTTTGCACACGTCGTTCGTCCTATTGCAATCTCTGCAGAGGAAGAAATGACCAACCAAGGCGATGCGGCGGTTCTTTCCATCCTTGAAAACCGCGTCACTGCCGTGGCTAACGCACTCAAGCGCGAGTACGTACAGCACATGGTTAAGGGTGGCGTTTCTGGTTGGGACGACTGGAACACTCTCAACGGTATCGACCGTACTAACGGATTCCTTGAGAACGCTGCTGCAGGTAGTGGCTCTCAAAACGCTTCTGTTGGTGGCGTAAGCAAGTCCACATTCTCTTCGAAGACTGGTTGGAACAACCAATACTTTGATGGAAGTGACTCGTTCAACTCGAACGGTCTTGCTGGTCTTTATGACCTTATGGTCGAAATCAACGCTGTAAGCGCTCAAGGCAACCCCAACGTCATTCTCGCATCTCGCGCTGGCTTCAAGAACCTCAAGCGTTCTCTGCAGGCTTCCGAGCGTTACATGGACGAGAAGAGCCTGGACGGCGGCAAGATGAGCACAACCTTCCAAGGTGTGCCCATTGATGTCGAGTACTACATGCCAAACGACGTGTCGGGTGGTTCTGTTACTAACGAAGCATCGTTCTACTTCTTGAACATGAACGATATCTACACCTTGTGGGACCCGAAGGGATACTTCGACCTCAGTGACTTTGAGACCGTGTCTGGTGAGTACGATGTTCGTGCAGCCAAGCTTCGGGTTCGTGGTCAACTGATCGCGAAGCACCTTGGTTCTTCAGGTCTTGCAGTTAACCTGGACACGTTCTAGGATCTCATTTGGGTGAGGGTCATGTCGGCCCTCACCCTTTCTAATAGCCAATGTATCGAGAGTAGGAGTACAAAATGGCAATTCATAAGATAGATGGCGTCGATGGCGTCAATCATTTTCCAAAGAAGTTTGTAACGCTGACAGCAGCAGGAACTATTACTGTAGGTCAAATCGTGAGGATTGACACCGGAACCACTACAAACGGTGCTGGTATGCACGTAATTGCCAACACAACTCTTGATGACCCAAGGGTCGTTGGTGTTGCTGTTGAAGCCGCCTCTTCTGGTGACGAAGTTAAGGTTCAGGTCGCAGGCATGAACGCTGATACTATCGCTGGTGGAGCAGTCAACGCAGGAGTTATCCTCGGGTGTTCAACTGGTTCTGCCCCTGCGGTGCTTAGTGCTGCAAACGTCACGACACGAGCTTTTGCTATTTGCACGAAGGCTTTCACTACAGACCCAACCGTCAACTACACCGATGGTGAAATCATGATCTTTGATCACGGTTTCTACGGCTGATAAGAATCGCTACCGGACTCTGGGTCCATTCTCGGCTGCTGGGGTATACTACTTCAGCAGCCGTTTTCTTTTTTAGGGGTACGTCGTGAATCTCAAAGAGCTCACAGAAGAAATCAACTCA